CAAAACTGGTACTGACACTGGTCAACTGACTACCATTACCTATAAAGTAGTTGCCAGACACATTGCCAGTGGTGATGATATTACCGGTCACATTACCTGATGCCAGGTATGTGGACACATTGGCATTGCCATACATGCCTGTGAGTTGTGAGCCGTTGCCCAACACATAGTTGGCTGTGACATTGCCAGTGAAATTGCCTGTGTTGCCATACACAGTTGTCCAACGATTTCCGGGACTGCCCAGATTCAAAGAACTACCGGCATCGGGAACAATATTGATATTGGTACGCCAAGCAGTTTCTGCATTGCTGAACAACCATGCGGCCAAGTAAGGATTGCCTGCTTCAAAACCAGCACCGTCCACATTGGCACCAGTGCTTTGGTTGTTGGCCACTGTGATGATCTTGTCATTGGTGGTAATAACATTACTGTTGATGGTGGTGGTATTGCCCTGCACAGTGAGGTTGCCAGTGATCACTTGATCACCATACACTATTATGTTGGCACTGCTGATGTCATCTGTGAACAAATTGCCTGTCACATGCAAGTTGCCGGTTGTGACATTGCCTGAAGTGCTGATCTCTGTGTTGCCCAGGTTGCCCAAGAATGTGGCCACCGCGGCATTGCCATACATGCCGGTGAGTTGTGAGCCATTGCCCAAGATATAACTACCTGTCACATTACCTGTAGTGATGATATTGCTGGTCACATTACCACTTGCCAAGTATGTGGCCACATTGGCATTGCCATAAGTGGCAGGCAAGCCAGTGAGTTGTGAACCATTGCCCAAGATATACGAACCTGACACATTGCCAGTGGTAATCACATTGCTGGTTAGGTTACCACTTGCTAGATAGTTGGCCACATTGGCATTGCCATAAGTGGCAGGCAAGCCTGTGAGTTGTGATCCGTTGCCCAGGAAATAACCGCCTGACACATTGCCAGTGGTGATCACATTGCTGGTTAGGTTACCACTGGCCAAATAGTTGGCCACATTGGCATTGCCATACGAGCCCACAATGTTGCCGGCATTGATGTTGGTCAAATAACTGCCATCGCCCACAAAGTAATTGGCTTGCACATAGTTGGCACCCACAATGTTGCCACTCACGCCTGATGTCTGCAACACTGCGGCCTGGATGGTTGCGCTGGCAGTGATGTCTTCGGCAGTGATGTCGCCTGAATATGTGGGCAAGAAAGCGGCTACATTGGCATTTGAATAGGTGCCTGTGAGTTGACTGCCATTACCAATTAGATAATTGCCAGTGATATTGCCAATGGCCGAGATTGTGCCTGCTGAGATATTGGCAGTGTTGGTGGGCAAGTATGTGGCCACATTGGCGTTGCCATACATGCCGGTGAGTTGGCTGCCATTGCCCAGAATATAGTTGCCGGCAATATTGCCCGACACTGACAGTGCTGTGAGCACACCCACACTGGTGATGTTGGCCTGTGCGTTGCCTGTGACTGTGACTGCTGTGTTGGCTGTGCCAGCCACAACACCTGTGAGTCCAGCACCATTGCCCACAAACACACCTGAGGTGGTGATGTTGCCACCTGCTGATATGTATCCATTGGCTAGAATGTTGCCCGAAATGTCAATGTCGTTGCCAATGGGTATGGCATTGCCTGTGGCGTTGTACAGGCCAGTGTTGTTGTTGGCCGGTATGGTTGGTGTGGCGTTGCTGGTTACATATAAACTGGGCATGACCGAGTCCTTTTATTTGATAGAGTAATTTCTAGTACGACGAGGCTGAAATATACTGGTCAAGCGTGTGTGACCACCAGACCATTTGCCTTTGCTGTTTTGATCTTCCACCACATTATAGGCCATGTCAAATTTTTGTTTGTAGATACCAGCATCTTCGGTGTTGTGGCGTTTGACATAGTATTCATGTAAACTGCCATACACATAGCCTTCGGGCCAGGTCTGCAGCACCGGATTGGTCTGCACAGTTTCACCTGGTGTGCCACCTGTGACAGGAGTAAACAACAAGTCCCAGGCACGATAATAGTAAAGATTGATCACAGTGCCATCGCCAACCCAGGGCAGGAACTGATAGTTTTGACCCACTTCACTGAATTGTCCACGAATCACAGCCGGCACATTCACAGGATTCAATGAGTATTGAGCAATCATGCCCAGGCCAATGATGTCTCGATCACCAATGCGGTCATACACAATCCAAGGTCCTGTGCTGGTGCCATTGGGTTGAGTGCCTGTGTTGCTTTGGTTGAAGAACAATATGGGCTTGTTCATGTCAGCCGGAATGGGCACTTGACCGTAATTGTCGGCCACTGCTAGGCCTGTGCCTGAATAGGGATCATTGCGCAGAGCCGGCAACTCAATGTTTCTCATGGCCAGTTCGGCCAAGAATATGCATTGACGGATCTCATCATCATTGGTGGATCCTGTGAAGTCTTTGAGGTAATCCACTAGTGTGTCAGCATCTGGTATCACAAACATGGTTTAGTGTCCCTTGAAAAATTTGGTTTGGCCTTGTGCTGCCGGATATGGCACCTCTATGGGGATGGGCAGTCGACCACCTGGATAACATATGTATTCAGGATACTCCTGTTGCACCACTCGGTAGAATTGAGCCTTGAGTGTGCGGTCATTTTTGATAGCAGCCCAGGGCATGCCACCAAAGTATTGATCACTGATGCGTATGGCAATCACATCCGGCAGATCCATCCATTTGTAGCCAATTTTGCCATCGGGCATGAGCGGTGCCAGTGGATCAATCCAGCCGGCTTCGGCGCTTTTTCTGTATTCGGCACAACGCAACCGAATATAATCGGTGTTCATTTGCTCGCGTTGGATAAAAAACTTGCCATCTTCACGACCTGTGGTGGTGCGAATGTTGCGGCTGCCATTCCAGCCTGTGGCTTTCCAGTTGCCTTTTCTGGCACGATACAGGTCATTGTTTTTCAACAACTGATCAGCCACGCCATTGTGTGTGGTAATCAAGCCACCTGCATCCTGGCGCAGATAATCATAGTTGTTTTCGGGGTCGTTGTTGGAGAGATAGTCAGGTGTTGTCATGGTCTTGTATTTATAGTCAAAACAAAAGGCCCGTCAGGGCCTTTTGTGTGATCACAGTGTGAGATCAGTAGGTGTTGGCTGCACGCTTGACCAAAGTGCTTGGTCGTGCTGTGGTAACAGCAGAACCTGTTGTGGTAATGTTGTTGAGCATGCCCACTCCAGCAGGGTTGCGCACAATCAATGTGCCTTCCATGATGAACTGGTCCAAACTTGCGTCCGCATTTGAGAACACTTCGTTGTTGGGTCCCAGATCACGCAAAGCGCCCCATTGCAACACTTCTTCGTTCAAGAAGTAGATGGCGTCTTCCACACCTGCAGAATCCATGATCCAAGAATCAAAAATTTCGTATGTGTAGTTGAAGTCACCTTCGTATGTTTGGATTGTGTCACCACGCTCGGCATTCACACGGTTGATGGTCCTGGAAGTTGGGAATGTGTCACTCAGCATGGTACGCAGACTTGTGGGGGCCACAACTGTGCGAATCTTGGCATTGTAACGCTGTTCAGCAACTGTTACCAATTGACGATAGGTAATGGGCGAAAACACCTGGTTGGTGAATGTGCCTGTGTAGAATGTGCTACCATCGCTGTTCATGGTGAAAGTGTTGGCAGTGGCTACTGCACTGTCTGTGCTTTCATTGTTGACATTGGTAGTGATACCTGTGATGTTGCCGCTGGCAGTGTTGAAACTTTGAGTACCAGCAAAAGCACTCAAACTACCCATGCGACGACCAGTTTGACCAGCACCACTCAGGGTGCCGGAGGCATTGCCTGCTTGACCGCCGTACTTGGTACCAATTTGGTCATTGCGAACCAATTGTGTTTCCACATCAAACATGAGTTCGATCAATTGCTTGACTTCTTGGTAGGCCTGTGGATCACCACCGGACTGCATCACAGCACGGGCTGTACCAGTGGCAGCAACTGTGGTTGCAAAAATTTGAGTGTAGTTGCCCAAATTGTAACGGCTGTTGCTTTCAGCATTGGTCACGCTGACATTGGCGCCTTCTTGCCAGGCTTGAACTTCGGGCAAGCGATAGATATCGTCAGTCCAAAGTGGCAGTGTTGAGTTGACCTTGCGTTTTTTGGTCATGCACATGTTCAACACAGGGGTATCGTCTTTTACACGATTTGATACATCTAGATCTAAGTCTTTGACAACGATGTCAGCGCCATACGCGGTAGTACCGTTACCAATTTGACTTGTTGTAATTATTGCCATGATAATCTCCTTTTGGTTATTTAGTGGCTAATTCAACCACCTGCCCTGGCTGATCTAATTTGTTTTAGTCTAGCAGTCAGCAGGTTGTCTGCGGCCTGAATTCCTTCACGGCCACCTTTCTTGGCTTGTTCACGCAGTCGCTCGATTGATTGTTCTTGTGTTCGCGGAGCAGCGGTGCCTGTGCGGCGTGTGAGTGCAGCAATGCTGCCTCCTGCGCTCTTGGCAGTGGGACGATCGCGAAATTTCAAACCATCTCTTATCAAACTCAATATGTGCTCGTCACTGGTGATGAGATCAATGTTGGGCACACCCGGAATCAGTTCACCTCGTGCACTAGACCAGTCGCGTGAGATCTTGTCGCGCAGTTCTTTGAACACAAACTCATTGCGGAGTTCGCGGTCCTTGAAGTTCTGGCGATTTTGATCAATCACTTGGCTGACCTGTTGTTGGCGCATTTGGCGGAATTGATCCACAGCAGGTTTTAGTTGAGCAATATGCTGACTCTGCTGCTGGATGTAGCGTTCATTTTGTTCCATGCTGGCCTGGATTCTGGCACGCTGTGCAGCATCCTGGGTTTGAGCCAGTTGTTGAGCAAATGTGGTTTGATAACCTTGGGTTCTCACAATTTCATCATAGGCCTGGCGCAACTGTGGTTGCACAGTGAACTCCATGGCCAAGGTCAATCCTTCCTGCCGAGCATGTTGAGTCTTTTGGTACTCTTCAAACTCGCTCTTTTGAATTTTCAATTGTCGGGCTTCTTCGTGTATAGCACTGCCTTGACCTAGAATCGCGGCTGCTTTCTTTGCGTCGATCACAATTTCCTCACCGTTGCGCATGAATCGAAATTTAGCGTTGGGGTTGGAGTCTGCAAATTCCACAAAGTCAATCAGTTCGTCTGCTGTGGTATCAGATGTGGCCTCAGTGCTTACCTCTTCAGGGGCATCTGCGGGTTCTACTGACAGCACAGGATCCAAATCGGGTACAGGGCTATCTTCTGGCACAGTGGTATCACTGGTGGGTGCCACAGGGTCCTGGGAACCGGCCGGCTCCTGAGATCCTGTTGCAGCATCCGTGGTAGAGCGAAGTTGATTACGCATGGTCTGTTGAGTCATTGCGGTCATCTTGGCTGCTATATCCTCCAGGCTGGGCGCTGCTGGTGTGACATTGGCCGCGCTGTCAGCGTTAGGCGTATCAGGTGTTGTCATGGGTTGTTTTCCTTGGGTTGATGCGTGGGCTCATTTCTGTGAGTTACCACACGATTTCCATAATACACTGCTGTTTTCAGCAGGGTTACGAAACTGTCGATGCCGGTGAGTTGATTTGACAGTGCAACTCTGCGGCTGTTGTCGTCGGGTGAGTGGCCAATGACCTCGCTCAATTGATCCGCTAGACTGAATTTGAATTGATGTATGAACATGGCCAAGTCTCGATTGTTCAAGAGATCTTGAGCCTGTTGTGCTTGAGCAATCACTCGATCACCCTGCGCAGGTGACAGCGTGCGAATGTTGTTCAAGTTGGCTGTGAGCCGAGTATTGTAAGCATCAATGGCGTCTTGTGTTATCATGTTATGAATATACCTTGGGGTCGCCGGCGGCCATGCTCATGAAGTCCAATTGACTTTCAGCGTCTTGGCCTGACACTTCGGCAGTGATCTGCTGTGCACGGGCTTGGTTCAGTTGTGCTTGGCTCAAGTTCTTCTGATCTTCCGGACTTGGCTCACGGCCTTGTTGTGCTGCTTGTCCTTGAGAGATCATTTGTTCGACTTCTTGATCAGTAGGCAAATATGTATCGCAGTCTTTTACACCCAACACATAAAGAGTGTCTTCGAATGGTCGTTTGATTTTGCGATACATTTCGGGAGTGAGTGTGCCGGCTTGAACCATGCCCTGTACCATTTGATACAGATCAATCTGAGCCTTTTGTATGAACTGTTGACGCTGCAATTGGTTTTCTTCGCTCATCATGCCCACGGCCAATTCAACATGCATGAGTTTGCGTTCACAGAAATTCATGTCATCCCAGGCTTCAGCGTCCAGGAACACAGGTTCACGATCAGGGTGATACATCTGTGCCAGTCTACGCACACCGTAATCATCACCGTATTGAATCAAGGTACGCCACACCAACCAAATGGCTTCTTTGAGACCATCAGCGGCATTGCGCACTGCGTTGTCTTGAATGATTTGATTGGGACCCAGGGCCAGACTGAGTTTGGCTCCAGAATTGCCTGCTGCCATGACTTCGGGATTGAACACATCTTGTGGTGTGGTCATGCCAATGATGGCCTGTGTGTCCTGCTGCATGCGAGTCATGGCATTGTCCACAAAGCCAATGTTGCCAGCAGGAGGTGGCATGGGGTAGATGTCGGTGGTAGGATCAAATTTTGAGTCCAACAAGAATATGGCTGCTTCGCCATCCTGCATCATTTCAAAGTCCACCCGGTCGGCCTTGACACCTATTCTGGGTGTGGCTGTGAGCAAGCCCAGCAAGATTTCGGCACGATGGCCCGCTGTCATGTATTCCTGCATGGGCACCACACTTTCTGCAATGCTCATGCCATAAAAATTGCCGGGCAAGGGTTTGGGACACATGTTGGCCACAGGAATGAATTCCACTTCGCGTGCGCTGATGATGTAACTGCCGGAGAATATGATTTCAATCAGTTCCATTTCACCATCACCGTCAATGTCATAACGATCCCACACAGTGAGAATGGTGACCTGGCGTGAATCTGGGTCTGCACCCACACCTGATTCCACAGGAATACCCATCACAGGCACTGAGTCTCGGGCATGAATGGCCAAGTTGTTTAGCACTGATCCTGCTTGGTAGGCACCGTTTTGGTTGTACTCGGCATGTTCTCTAAATTCTTCCAGGTGATCATTGAGTTCGGGATACAGGCCCACTGCTTCTTGAATGCTCATGGGATCATAGAAACCACAAAAGGCCTGGTCACGCATTTGCTGCACAGTGGGATCACAGATCCAGTAGTGCTGTGCAATGTTTCTGAATCGAACCTGTAGACTGTAACCTGTGAGTTTGTACTTGGCTGAGTAAATGGTGTTGCGAGCAATGGCTTCGTCCAGCATGTCGCGTTGATCCTGGTTGCCTTGTTCAGCCTGTGCCGCAGCATCGGCTTCCATATCCACCGGATCGCCCATGGTGCTGAGTCTGCGACCAATCTCGTCCTGCATGTACTGTTCATTGTATTCCTGCAACTCAGTGGACATTTCCTGTGCCACTCGAGCCATGTCCACTGTGACTCTGCGGCGTGTTTGACGCAGTGGGGTCAGTCCCGAAGCCTGGGCCTGTTGTTCAAATGCTCTCAGTTGATCTAGTGTGCCTTGAGTGGTCACATAGCGTGTGACAGGTTCACGAGTGGGCAGCACCATGAGCATGCCATTTTTGTGCAGGGCAGCATCCATGATCCAACGCTGCAGGATAAAATGCGGGTCATTTTCTTGATTGATGATTCTACTGACCATTTGAGTGGCTTGTCGTGCGGCTGTGTGGTCTTCATCGGTGTCGGGCACAAAATCAAAGTTGATTTCACCATTGGGTGCCAGGCCCTTGGCAATCACTGCTGTCACATAGTCCACGGCAGGTTTGACCACGGGATGAATGTAGTCAATGCCGTTGACTGGTGCTGTGGAATCGGTCACTGCCAAGCACAGATAGTGATAGTCACTGGCACGATTCACGGCATTTTTGGTGCCCAGGTAGCGCAGGTAACTGGCGCATTTGGTATCCAACTGACCCTTGAGGCGCACAAAGCGAGCCATCATGGTGTTGTTGGTGTTCAACTGGGAAATCACTCGGTTGCGAATATCAAGCATAGGTTGTGTCCATAGTATTGCATATTTAGCACTGGTAAGTCATCACCCCTGGGGGTTGTAACTGCGTTTCCAGGCCGGCAAACTCTGTTCTGTGCGCCCAGGGCGAATGAGATCACGCTGGGCTCGCATGCGTTGTTGTGGTGTGCGATTGTCCCAGGGTTCGGCAATGCCATTCCAGCAGCCCATGAGTGCATAGCGCACACTGTCAATGCAGTCATCAGGATCTGAGAATCTGCCCTGGGTGTCCACATAGTAGTTTTGTGCTTCACGCAAGAAGTCCGTGCAGTTTTCATTGATCATGAGCGAGCCGGCTTCCAGCATTTGTCTCATGCGATTGATGCCATAACTGCGATGGTTGGTGGTGCGACCTTGGTCATCGGGAGGATTCATGATGGCACCCGGATGCACATTGAGTTCATAACTTTCCAACAGTTCGCGAATGCTTTGGCTGCTCATGGTATAACGGCCCGGAGTGCTGGCATCCGGTGGCAACACAATGGGTGTGCCAAAAACTTCGGGTCTCATGAGATGCTGCACATAGTTCACAGGGTTGGCTTCTTCGGTGCCTTGCACACAGATCTGTCGATGCAGCCAGGCTGTTTGTTCGTGTGGATCCCAGTACACTAAACTGATCACTGTGCGGTCGTTGACCAAACCCAGGTCCATGGCAATGATGCGATGTATGCGTGGATGTTCACGAAAGTCAATGTCTGGAGTGGCATAGGTGGGCCAAGATCGCATTTGAAACACAGCACCACGCCCCATCACCGGACGGCCTGCAATGCGAGCCTCTCGTTCGTGTGGTAGATAATCGCGTTCCAGTTGTGCTCGAGTGGTCTTCAGCAGGAATGGTTCACCCCAGGGATCATATTCAGGCACATCATCCCAACTCACACGCACAAAATCATAGCCGGGTTCACGGTTCCAGAACTTTGATACCAGACCATTCAAGCCCTTGAGTGGTGTAAACGAACACATGACCTGTCCTTGTGTGGTGGCTGTTCGTGTGACTATTTCTGAGAAGAAGTCATCGGGCGGTTGTTCATCAAACACAGCCAGATTCAGTTTGAAACCCTGCAATTGACGCACCTCTTGGGTGTAGTTGGCAAACAAGAGATAACTGTTGCTGCCACTGATATGGCGTATTTCCACACCAATACAGTTGGCACCGTCCCCACGCTGGGTTTCTGTCACAATGGCATCCCTGGGAATGGTACCTGTGCCTATGGCGTCAATGATCTTGATGTCGGGTGTGCCCAACAATTCATTCTGCAGCACAAGTGCAACCTGGCTCCAACCTTCACCGGCCACCATGGCAGTGATGGCATGATCAAATCTGTGTCCAGTCCACCAGTCAGGATATCGGCCTGTAAGATGCCAAGCAGTTTCACTGCAGGTTGACACTGTTTTGCCAATACGATTGGCTGCTAGGATACCACGACGCGGTGACGCACCGGTGGCAAAGAACGCACGCTGGTGATTAAATGGACGAAAATACTCCAGTTGATTGTAGCGCATGTGTTCACTCACTGCCACTGTGAGGTCTTGCAAGTGGCTTTGAGTGGCAGAGTCTAGACTTCTGACTGTGTCAGGAGTGAGTGAGTGCTGTTCACACACCCATGTCAGGGCTCGACGCATCAGGACCTGGGGATCTATCATGTGAGGGTTCCAATTGTGCACTAGTCAACACTTGACTCAGCAGCCACAGGGCTCGGCTGAGTTCGGCCACATCGTGTGCGTTCACACGCCAGGTCACAGGATCTGAGGGATCTTCCTGTGGTTGCTTGACCAGACTGTGCTGCAAGCGTTCCATGACCAAGCGTTGGCAATGTTCCACCTGGCCCGGCATGCGTTCACGAAAAGCCAAACGATATGCACGATTGACTTTTTGTTGAATTCGCACATCTTGCAAGGCTTTGATATTGGCCTGCGTGGTGTTCACGGTTTCAAATCCCAAGGATTGGCCAACTCGCCAGATTCCAAGGTCACAAAGTCACGATCAATCCAGGTGTCCCATTGGTTGCTGTTGTTGACTCGCATGCGTTGCATGATGGCACGAAGATTTCGGCCCAGTGGTGTGAGTGTGCCATCACGGCGCATGGCTATTTGTTCACCAGTGCGTGGATCAACCCAGGTCATGAGTTCGGGACGCATTTTTCCAAACTTGTCCATTTTCTCGCCCACCGCACGAGGCTCAATGGGTCCTTCAATTTCATAGGAAATTTCACCCGACTTGTACTTTCTAAAGCACACCCACACATGGCGATCTCTTGCACGATACTCTGGATCAGGATGCAGTATGCGCTTGGTGTGAAATTGATTCTGCACTTCTGTGTGAGGTGGCAGTTCGGCTGCACGATCTGGCGTGGGCTGAAGGGGATCAGTGGGCACCATTTCTGCACGGTCCACATAGGGATTTTCACGGCCCAGAAATTCAGGTGAGACTCCGGCACCATTGAGCACAGCCAAGGCCACCGAATACTTGATGTCGTTGCTGCGACCCTTGAGGTTCAGCACCACACCGGTTTCGTCATACACAAAGCGTTCAAGATCTCGTGCAGTGGGAAAGTCGGTGCGGAGACCTTCCAGATCATATTCCACTCGGGGCAGGGGTTCTGGTTCGGGTTCTGGCAGGGGTTCTGGCTGGGGTTCAACAGGGAGGTTGTCCCAGGGGTCTTGAGGTGAGGGGGTCTTTTTCATTGCGTTTTCCTATCCTATCATGTCATGTCAAAACTGGCACAAGGCCAGTGGGTGCTCAACGAGCGATTCTAACAGCACCGCGACGCTGGGCAGGAGCAGTGGTGTTGCGGCTGATGCCAGTGCGTGGCACTGAGTTGGGGTTCACACCCGCTTGTTTGGGATTGCCCGAACTGGCCATGTTGCGGTCACCAATGGCACGGGTGATCATGTTGGCCAATGCTGTGGCCTCGCCAGAAGTCTTGGATTTCACAAACTCCGCACGCTTGGGGCCGGGATTGTGATTGCCGGTTCTGGGTCCCTGGGGTTGATTGATGTTTTTCATATGCGTCCTTATGATACAGTGTAGCCCGAGATTTCGGTCACTGTGGCTGTGGCGTTTTGTATCTGTGTGGGATAAGCAAACGGCTGACCCGATGTGCTTGACACCCGCAAAGCCACTGACACTGCATTGGCTGTGGGCTTCAAGTAGGTAGTGCTCAAAGGTGTGCCTGCAATGGCTGTAGGCCCAATGGCGTCGCCTGTGGCTGTGTTGACCCAACCATATGTGGCTGGTGTGGCTGTGACATTGACAAAGCCGTTGAGTTGATAGGCTATGTTGGCCACATTGGCTGCCAAACTGAAAGCACCTGTGGTGATGTTGGCCACAATGGAGTTGCCCACATTGGTCTGCAAGGCACTGTAGGTCACTGTTTGGGGAGTGGCCACTGTGCCCAGGGTCACTGTGCCTGTCAGGGCAGGAAACGCTGTGCCTGCTGCTGTGAATGTCAATCCTGTGGTGGGACCGCTTGTGGTCACAATGTTGGCTCCGCCCAGGGTGTCACTCAATTGAAATGTGGTTGATCCGTCAGTGTCCACAATGTAGTAGGTGGTGGGATCCACATAGCCAGTGATGGTGGTGTTGCCGCCCAGCGTGCCACTCAGGGTCACAGTGTCGTCCAATTGGTAACTGGCAAATGAGTCTGAACTGAATGTGCCGGCATTGCCTGTGATCTGCACATTTTGAGGTTGCACAGCAGGCATGGTGGTAGTGGTGCCCACTGTGTAGAGATTTTGATTGGTGGTGTTGACTGTGGTTTCAACTGCTGCGGTTATTGTTGTTGGCATGTGCTATTCCTTTTACACACTGGTTTGGCCAGCACCTGCGATAAACACCGGTGTGACCATGACATTGGCCGTGCCCGAGGTAGTGGTCACAGCCACATACACATTGGCTGGGGGATCCAGTCTCAAGGGCGAACCAGTGAAAGTGATGTACTTGGTGGCATAGGCACTCACACTAAATCCTGCTGCAGTGCCAGGTGTGGCGTTGCCCAGAGTGGCAATCAGATTGGCATCATGGCCAATGTTCACAATGGCCACATTGCCTGTGTCCAGGTTGTCGATCATGAAGCAGCCAATTTGGGGAGTGGCTGCACTGCGCTGAATGGTCACAACTGTGTTGCCACTGGTGGCATTGCCTGCAACCACAGTGCTGTTGCCTATTAGGGTAAATTCAATACTCATTGCTGATTGCCTCGAGTGGGTCCACGACCCATGTTGAATGTGTCGCGTCCGCATGTGGGCATGGTTTTTGTGCCACCGGGTGTGCGAACTTGTGCACCACGGTTGATACTGTCACGGCGTGAACCTTGTGCGGGCATGCTGGGCAAGGCTGCTGTGGGAGGTGTGTGTCCCGACTGGCCCATGCCGCTGTGGTGACATGAACCATCGTTGCCCTTGCGGTTTGGTTGCTGATCCATCTGAACCAAGCGACCATCATTGGAATGTCCGCTCCACATGTTTTTGGCAAATCGACGATTCTGAGCGTAACTGGGGTGG